TCTCCTACGTCAATACGGCGATCATGCCGGATATCGAGGCCTGGAAGCAGAAGATCGTCCAGACCTTCGATCTCGACAAGGCAAGGCTGGATGTCGATCTCGACGAACGCAAGATCCTGCATCCGACCGAGGCGGTCCGCGTCAACAACCAGCGCCTCAAGATCATGTCGGGCATTTCGACCCAGAACGAATGCCGCGCCGAAAACGGCGATCCGCCGCTGCCGGGCGGCAACGTGCTGCTGACCCCGGTCAATCTGGCCTCCTCCGGCTCCGACATGAGCGGCACCGCGGCCGACGGCGCCGGCCGACCGCCTGGTGGCGAACTGCCGGATCCCGGCGCCGCCAATGCCACGCCGGCCAAATCGGCGATCGCGCCCTACCGCGTCAAGGACCAGAGCGCGTTCGCCCAGCTGCTCGATCTGACGGCCCAGCACGTGCCGGCGCCCGCGGCCGACTGAAATCCCTCGTTGCGAGGAACGATCGACAAATGGAATTGAAGCGCAAATACTTTGCCGGCGCCGTCGTCAAGGACGACACGCTGGGCCCGAGGCAGATACGCCTCATCCTGTCGACGCCCACGCCCGATCGCGTCAAGGACGTAATGGAGCCGTCAGGCTGCGACCTCACGAATTACCAGCTCAACCCCATCGTTCTTGCCGATCACAATCCGAAAACGCCGATCGGCAATGCCGCGGTCGAGGTCAAGTCCGATCGCGTCGAGGCCGTCGTCACGTTCGCGCCGGCAGGCATTTCGCAGAAGGCGGACGAATATTGCGGCCTGTACAAGGCCGGGGTGATGAATGCATCGAGCCCCGGCTTTCGCGAACTTGAGGTGACGCCGCTGACCGGCGGCGGCGTCCGCATCAAGCGCTGGGAGCTTCTCGAGGTCACCTGCTGCTCGATCCCGGCGAATTCGGAAGCCGTCGTGATTGGCCGCTCGCTGAAGGCGGAAAGCAACTGGAAGGTCGGTGCCTCGCGCAGCCTGCCGATTTCCGACAGCGACGAATGGGACGGCGACGCTGCCGCGGAGAGCATTTTCGAAAAATGCGATTTCGATGGCGACGATCCCGACACCACCTTCGCCCGCAAGGGCTTTCTGGTCTACGACGCGGCCAACCCGACCGAGAAGGGCTCCTACAAGCTGCCGTTCGCCAAGGTGGTCGACGGCAGGCTCACCGCGATGCCGGAAGGCATCCGCAATGCCGCGTCGCGGCTTCCCCAAACCGATATCCCCGAGGACGTCGCCACCAAGGCGCGCGCCGTCATCGATCACTATGAGGGCGAGATGAAAAAGGACGACAAATCGGCAGGCACCATCAGGACCAAGGACCAGCGGTTTTTCAAGCGCAAGGATCTCTACGACGCGGCGCTGCTCGCCAATCTGCTGCAGAACCTGGTCTATCTCGCCTGCGGCGCAGACTGGGAACGCGAGGCCGAAGGTGACGATTCCGACTTGCCGGAAATGCTTGCCTCGATCGCGCGCGACGCCGGCGCCGCCCTGGTCGCGATGACCGCGGAGGAAGTCGCCGAGCTGGTCGAGCGGCTGAGCGGCCTGCTCACCGACGAACAAAAATCCTATGTCGGCGCGGGCAAGACGCCGGCGACCAAGGCGCTGCGCCTCGCGGCCAGCCAGGTCAAGTCCGGCCGCAAGTTCTCGGCCGCGACCCAGAAATCCATGGAGGATGCCTGCAAGGGCATCAAGGCCGGCCACGACGCCATCAAGGCGTTGCTGGACGACACCACCGATGATCCGGATGACATCGATCCGGACGATCCGGATGCCGACCAAATTGCCGAAACCGACACGGGGAAGGCGCTGCCTGCCGGCGTGCTGTCAGAGCGCGACCGGGAAATCGAAATGCTGCGGCTGAAAGGCCTCGGCTGCTGAAACACCGCACCGACACGGTGCGCACGTCCCCGCCTGTTTCCGGAGCCTTGGGCAAGCTGTCCGCAGCGTCGTGATGACGCCGCACCCCTTAGATGGAGCCTCTTACCCCATGAAGAAAATCAGTGAACTGCAGGCCGAGCGCGCGAAAGCGTTCGAGGCCTATGTGCTCGTCGCCGGCAAGAAGGATTTTGGCGCCGACGATCAGAAGGATTACGATCGCCTGAAGGCCGAAGTCGTCCGCCTCGATGGCGAGATCACCCGCGCCAAGGAAGCGCAGGAACTGTCCGCGAAATCGGCGCAGCCCGTCGCCGGCCAGGAGCGCGCCACCGTGCCGGCCGAGGTCGAGACCGACAAATACGTCAAGGACAAGTCGCTGATCATCGGCGGCGCCGTCAAGATGCTCGGCGTCGGCGGCGGCAACCTCTACGGCGCGCGCCAGGCCTCGACCGACCTTTATGGCGCGAACCATCCGGTCACCAAGGCGCTGATCACCTCGAACGGTCCGGCCGGCGGCTTTATCGTGCCGCCCGACGTGATGCTCGAGGTCATTCCGCTGTTGCGCGCGCTGGCGGTCGTCCGCGCCGCTGGCCCGCGTATCCTACCGATGCCCCGCGGCACCATGACGTTGCCTGGACAGGGCAGTGCTGCGACCGCCTCGTACGGCGCCGAAGGCAGCAACGCCAAGAAGACCCAGCAGAAGCTGCGCGGCATCGTCGCCGCCTTCAAGAAACTGACGGCACTCGTGCCGATCTCCAACGACATGATGCGCTACGCGGATCCCGCGATCGACGCCTTCGTCCGCGACGACCTGATCGCGGTGATGGCGCTGACCGAGGACCTCAACTTCATCATGAGCGACGGCAGCCAGGATACCCCGCGCGGCTATCTGTCGTTCGCCAACGGCCACGTCGCCATCAACGGCGGCACCGTCGGCAACTGGCTGACCACGGCCAATTCGACGCTCGCGGTCAACGGCGCCGATCCGGCCAACGCCACCGGCGGCAACTTCATCACCTCGACGGCGGCCTACACGCTGGCGACCGCCGCTGCCGAACTCGGCGGCTCCGTCAACCGGCTCGACACCGCCAACGTCAGGGGCAACAAGCGCGCCTGGTTCATGCATCCGCGTTCTTTCAACTATCTCTACAACGTGCAGAACTCGCTCGGCGTCTACGTGTACCGCGACGAGCTCAACAAGGGGACGCTCAACAGCTACCCGGTGTTCAAGACCACCCAGATCGGCACCAACTTCTACAACGCCGACGGCTCGCACACCGACTGCTCGTTCGTGTTCCTGGTCGAGATGACCGAGGACATGATCCTGGACTCGATGGCGCTCGAGCTCGCGATCTCCAAGGAAGGCACCTACTACGACGAGAACAACAACCTCGTCTCCGCCTTCCAGCGCGATGAGACCCTGATCCGGGCGATCGCCGAGCACGACCACCAGGTCCGCCATCTGTCGGCGGTGGCCGTGATCCAGAACGTCCGCTGGGCGCCCGCGATCTCGTAAAGCCTGCCAACGGTACGCCCGGCGCAAAACGCCGGGCTGCCCCTCGCATTCACCCGCGGCGTGAGCCGCCCCGTCATTTCATCCATTCGAAGGGAATACGGCCATGGCCGATATCGTTCTTCAGCGCGACGTCGCTGATCTCCTGACTTCCAAGCTGGGCTCGGCGTTCGCAGCCCTCACCGCCGGCGGTTCCGGCGACGCCACCGCGGTCGTCGGTGTAGCGATCGACCGCTTCGCCACCGGATCGATGCCGCTTTCCGCCGAGCTGCTGCTGGCGTTTTCCGCGGTGCTGGGGGCTACCAAAAGCCTCTCGATCGGCACCGTGAAGATCGAGCAGAGCCCCGACGGCTCCAACTGGGACGCGACCGCGCTCATGACCTTCACCGATCCCGGCATCGTCGCCTCCAGCGTCGGCGGCGGCACGGTGACCGGCGTGGTCAAGCTCAACGTTCCGCTCGGCTCGGCCAAGCGCTGGGTGCGGGTCGACTTCACGCCGGACCTTTCCGCGGCCAATACCGACACCGCGACCGTCGTCGCGGTCTGGAACCTGGGCGGCTTCGACCTGATCCCGGCGAGCTGATCGCTCGCCTGAACGCCTACACGCGGGCGCCTGACAGCGCCCGCGTGACTTCCCGTCAAATCATCTCGCGAGGGCAAGTCGCATGATCCGTCAATTGATCGAAGCCAAGGCGCTCGCGCTCGCGCTCCACGACGGCGTGCCGGTCGCGGTGGCGCACCTCCACGGCGCCGCCTCGCTGCTGATCGGCGAGATTGCCCGCGAGAAGGAATTTTTGCTTGGTGCGCTGCGCAAAGCGCAGGCGCCCGCGCCGATCGCGCCTACAGCCGCGCCAGAAGCTGCTCCGGAAGGAGCCTCCGGCCTCGCTCCAGTCGCCCAGTCTCCCGCGGATGCCGCACCGGTGGCGCAGCCAACGGCGCCGGCACCCGCTCCGGCGCCCCAGCCGGATCCCGCCGCACCGGCGCCCCAGCCCGCCCAGGCCGCCATTCCCGTCGCAATCCCCGCTGCCGCGCCCGCAGAGGCGCCCGGCGCGGCTCCCGCGCCCCAGGTGATGGTATGAGGGGCGTCAAATTCAACGTGCCAGTCAGCCCGTACGGGGCCGGCGACACCGCATTGCTGCCGGACGGCGCCGCCCAGGCCGTGATCGACAGCGGCGAGGCCCAGCCTTACGCCTTTCCGGCCGATCCGCACGCCCACGAGGCCGGCTACCAGTCGCCCACAGCAAAACCGTTCGAGGCGCCGTCTGTCTCGCGGCGCGACAACAAATTCACCATCAAGCGCAAATGAGCCGCGCGATGTTCAAGCCGCCGGCAACCAAGCCCGTCGTGCCGCAAAGGCCCGGCCAGCTTCCAGTCAAGACGAAGTAGGGGAGGCGGCCTTTGACCGACCGTTACCAGGGCATGTCGCCATCGCTTTCATCGCCCTATGTCGGCGGCGCGGCGATCGCCAAGAGCGATTCGGCCGCGATCGAACTCACCCGCGCCATCTATGTCGGGGGCGCCGGCGACCTCAAGGTCACCTATTCCGACGGCTCGGTCGACACGCTGCACGCGGTCCCGGCCGGGACCCTGCTGCAGATCCGGGTGTCGCTGGTGTGGTCGGCCGGCACCACCGCGACCCTGATGTCAGCGCTCTACTGAAAGGTCTGTCATGATCGACATCAACACCCGTCTGATCACCAATGGCCCGATGGGCCATGCGATCGACGTTTCGCTGAAGGACATCATCGACGCCGCGACCGCGGCGATCCGCGCCGAGCTCGGGCTTGGCGCGCTGGCGACGCTGAACGCGGTGGCCAACACGCTGCTCGCCGGCGGCTTCTCGAAACACGCGCTGGTCGCCGGCGCTGCCGCGGGCGATGTGACGGTGGCGGCCATCAAGGCTGGCGACGAACTCAACCTGGTGCTGCGGCTGATCGGTGCCGGCACCGCGATTACCGACGTCTCCGACCTCACCTCGCAATTCACCGTTACCGCCAACGGCAAGATCAACAACACCGCCGGGACCGCATCGACCGGCGACAAGCTGCTGGTGCTGTGGACCAAGCTGACGGCCTGATCGATGCGCCGCGCAGTGATCGATTTCGACGCCGAATTATGGTTCGGCCCGCGGCCCGATTCGATCTGGGCGGACGGGCTATCGCGGGTCGTCGAGGCGATGAAGATTTATGGCCTCTCGATCGTCGGCAGCGAGCTTGCTCCCCGCGAAGGCGTCGTTCGGCTGGTAGTGGAGGGCAGCGTGCTGCCGGTGGAATGCGAAGCCCGCCGGCGCCTGGTCGCGCTGGTCCTCGCCCAGGAATCGCACGGCCGTCAGCGGATCGTGCGCGTCAGCGCGCTGCAGCTCGGCGAGGCCTGAAGACGGCATGCACATTCCTCACATCCCTCACACCGTCGACATCTTCAGGACGACGCTGCCTGCGCCGGCGCAGCGCTATTACCGTTCGGTCGCGCCTGCGGCCGCGCCGATCGCGCTGGCCGATGCCAAATCGTATCTGCGCGTCGACCACGACGATGACGACAACGACATTCAGCGTTTCATCAATGCGGCGATCTCCCATCTCGACGGCTCTGGCCTCGAGCGCGACGGGCTGCTCGGCAAGGCGCTGATCTCGCAGAGCTGGATCCTCGAGGCCGAGCGGCCGCACCACGGCCGGATCATTATCGAATACGGCCGCGTGCAGACCATCACCTCGGTCGAGGTGATGACATCGGGCGCCTATGTCGCCTGGGACTCCCAGAATTTTCGGCTCGGCTTTCGCGACGGCGATGCCTTTGTCACGCCGGTGAGCGGCCAGACGTTCCCGCCGCACGATCACCGCGAAGACGCCTTCCGCGTCACGTATGTCGCCGGCTACGGCGACGCGGCTGCGAACATTCCGTCCAATTTGATCGAGGCGATGCTGCTGCACATCGGCCACCTCTACGAAAACCGCGGCGCCGTCATCGTCGAGGCGCGCGGGCAGGCCTACGCCGTGCCCATGGGCTACATGGACATCGTCGACCTGCACCGGGTCAACCCGTCGGTTTGATCTCTCGTTTTAACTCACCGGAAATTTCAGGAGGAATTCCCATGTCGCTGACCACCACCATCCGCGCTTCGATCGCCGGCGATTACGAACGCGCCGTCGGCGGCCGCCAGATCGTCGACAACATCCCGCCGACGCCGGATCTGCTGCTGGCTTCCGGCACCGGCGCCTATTGCGCCGATACCGCCTTCTCCGACCATCGCACGCTGGCCTCGGGGGCGTCCGAGAACCTCGACCTTTCGGGCGTGCTGACCGACAGCTTCGGCCAGACCATCCTGGCCGTCCATGTCAAGGCGATCGAGGTTCATGCCGACAAG